AGGAAGTTCGTAAAGCATTTGAGGCGGTGATTGACATTTTTGGTTCACAATTTGAAAGTTATGTGCCAACTGGGTCAAACATTCCTGTTAGCGAACGGCGTACTTTGGTGGCTATTGGGGCAACATTGACAATGTTGCCTGCCCCTAGGGTTAGACGATAGTGAAAAAAATATTGGATTACCTTGTGGATAATGCGTGGACATGGGCGGGAACTGGCATGGTTTTGATTACTTTGTCTGGTCCTACTCTTAGACAGGCAGCGTTTCTTACTGGTATGGCGATTATGGTGCATTCCATAATCACTTTTAGTCAAAAGGATAACAATGAATAATATGATTGCAAAAAGTTTAGACCTTGTACAGCGTTTGGTTTCGCTGTTTATTGCTAGTGCGTTGCCAATTGTGACTGGTGGCGCTATTTTGGGTGTGGATGTTGTTAAATCTGCTGGTGTGGCTGGGCTAACAGCGTTGTTTGGTGTTGTTCAAAAGTTGGCTGCCGCCAGTGTTGATGGCGAGTTGTCGGCTGATGAAATCAGCAAGGCGTTCGGTAAATAGTGCCGTATCCTGTTGTTACAGTAAAATACTGTAGCCATTTAGCAGGGAAAAAACCTAGTCAGGTTACGCCAGATATTTTGCGTAAAACTGTTAGTGGCGGCAAAATGGAGTTGTGTGCTGCAGATGCATGGGATGCGATGGTTGCTGCTGCCGCCAAGGATGGTATTACTTTGAAGCCAACTAGTTTAGGTGACCAGTTTCGTAGCATTGACCAGCAAAAGGCTGCGTTTTTGCAACGCTACAGAAAAGAACCTGTTGCTAATTCTACTAGTCGTACTTGGAATGGTCAGAAATGGTGGCTTAAAAAAGGTTTAGCGCCTTTGGCTGCACCAAACGATGATGCTAAAACTTGTAGCCGTCACATGCTTGGTTTGGCTGTTGATGTTGCTAATGCTAATGGTAAGATATTGGAGTGGCTGTTGGCTAACGAGGACAAGTTTGGTTTCAGTCACGAGGTTCAATCTGAGCCTTGGCATATTCGTTATGTTGCTGGGAATGATGTCCCTGTAGCGGTGAAAGAGTTTGTAGAACAACCGAAATAACAATCCGTTAGGATGGTGTTTATGCGTAAATGGTTTATATCCATTGTTGCTATTTGTTTAATCATGCCTGTTACTCATGCGCATGCCATCTCTAAGGAGTTGGTTGGCAAATGTGGGCATTGGTTAGATGATGCTTTGGATGTGGGTTGGTCTAGGTCGCATATATCTAAATTGGATTATGTGATGTGGCGTGAATCTAGGTGTATGCCTAGTGTATTTAACCCAACCGACCCAAATGGCGGCTCTAGAGGTTTGCTGCAAATTAACCAGTTTTGGTGTTTACCTAGTAGATACTTTCCTAGTGGTTGGTTGCAGTCTCAGGGTGTTTTGGATTCGTGTGCACAGTTATCTAATCCTGTAATCAATTTGCGTGCTGCTTTGGCTATTTTTGAGTATTCTGAAGAACGAAACAATAATGGTTGGCAGCCTTGGGGTAAGTAGTGGAATTATCTGAACTGTTAAATGAAAAAGAGTGGCGTTTGTGTCGTGGTCCTGAGAGTGCCAGCATTGATGAGCAGTTGGCGGCTTTTGTTTATTTTTGTGAAAACTATTGGTTTATTAAACATCCTGAGCGTGCCCGTATTCTTTTCAAATTGCGTGAAGCGCAAATAGATTCTGTTCGTACTTGGCTTGACTCTAGGTATTCAGTAGTTCTTAAGGCTCGTCAGATTGGGTTTTCTACTTTGGCTGCTGCTTATGCGTTTTGGCTAACATTTTTTTGGTCTGACCGTTTTGTGGTTATGTTGTCACGCACGGAGCGTGAAGCGATGAAGTTGTTGTCTAAAAGTAAGTATGGTTACAAATTTTTGCCGTATTGGATGAAAGAAAAAGGTCCTAAGCAGGTTACTGAGCATCAGTTGAAGATGGTGTTTGATAATGAGTCTGCTGTTGAGTCTTTGCCGTCAGGTAATGACCCTGCTCGTGGTGAGTCGGTGTATTTAGTTATTGTGGACGAGATGGCTTTCTTACCTAACCCTGAGGAGGCGTGGGCTTCTATTGAACCTATTGCGGATGTTGGTGGTCGTGTCATTTGTTTGTCCACCGCTAACGGTTCAGGCAACTTTTTTCACAGTTTGTGGGTTGGTTCACAGACTGGGGCTAATCAGTTTGTTGGCATCTTTTTTCCTTGGTCTGCTGGTGACCGTGACGATGATTGGTATGCGGTTAAGGAAAAGAATATGGTTTCTTGGCAGTTGCATCAAGAGTATCCACGCTTCCCTGAGGAAGCGTTTATTAAGTCAGGTAACCCTGTTTTTGATATAGATTTGTTAAATACTTTTGAAACCGTTGAGGCTGAGGTTGGGTTTTTGCATGCGTATTCTAATAATGTTGTTGAGTTTCGTCCTACTGAGAATGGCAACTTTTCTGTTTGGGAGTTTCCTGACCCTGAGGCTGTTTATGTGATTGGTTCGGATGTTGCGGAAGGTTTGCAACATGGTGACTATAGTTCTGCCCATATTATTAACGCCACTTATGGTTATGTTGTTGCGCATTGGCATGGACATGTTGAGCCAGATATTTTTGGTGAAATGTTGGCTCAAATGGGTTGGTGGTATAACACGGCGTTGTTGGGTATTGAGTCCAATAATCATGGTTTGACTACCCTTAAGGCTGCACAGAATTTGGGTTACCGTAATCTTTATAAGCAACGCCGTTTATCTAAGGTTACGCCTCAGGCTACGGATACTTTGGGTTGGCGTACTACTGTTTCTAGTAAACCGTTGGCTATTGACGAGTTGGCTGGTGCTTTGCGTACCAGTTCACTAGAGGTGTATTGTGGTAAAACTATTGCTGAGTTGAAAACTTTTGTTCGCAAGGCGAACGGCAAGATGGCTGGTAGTCCTTATGATGACCGTACTATTAGTTTGGCTATCGCTAATCAGATGTTGAAGTATGTGTGGTTGCCTGAGTATCGGGGTAATTCTGTGGTTCCTAAAAACAGTTTGTTGTGGTGGGAAAAGCATTTGATGAGTAATCAGTCGTCTAACAAGGTGCCTATTGGTGCTCATAATGTTCGGGATGGTGCTTTACGCTAGTTTTGGGAACAGAACTAGTATGTTTGTATGGATATTCAATGCGAATCGTGTCAAAAAAACTTTATTGCTGACGAAATGCCTAGACGGGGGGCTGTTTGCTTTAGTTGCCATGTCCGTAGTGTCCGTTTAGGGTTCACTTACGGTAAAGAGGATTTTCATGGTCCTACGGTTCGTGAACGGCAACGGAAACAAGTTGAGGATGCCGCTATTCACGGCATCAACGCTGAACCTGTAACTAACTGGATGTAATGTGGAAGCCGTAATTGTTCCTATTGTGGTCGCTTTGATTACGGGTCCAGTTGTGGTTTTGATAAGTATGATGCGTAAAGAAAACACTGAGCAGCACTCAGAAGCAAGACAGTTGTTAAAGCAGGTTGCTAGCAAGGTGGACAAGGTTGGTAGTAAGTTAGATGAACATATTGGCTGGCACAAAGGTAAGGACAAATAATGGCACGGAAACCAACATCAGAGTACCTTAAGCAATATAAACAGAAACTAGAGTTCTCTAAGCGTTGGCGTAAAAACGATGGTTATGACGCTACTTGGAAGCGTTTAACTGACCTATATAAGGGTCGTCATTATGAGCATTATAGTGACGAGGACCGTTTGTTGATTAACATTGTGTTTTCTACTGTCAATGTTATTGCGCCTAGTATTGCTATTAATTATCCGAAGATTGTTGTTAATGCGGTTAAACCCGAAAATTCTCCTAATGCAATTATTGCTGAAGCGGTTGTGAACTATTGGTGGAGGCATCGTGATATTAAAACGGAGTTCCGCCGTGCGGTCAAAGATTTCATTATGTACGGTCATGGTTGGATTAAGGTTGGTTACCGTTTCGTTGAAGAGGAAATGGTTGGTGAAGATGGCGATGTTTCTGACCCGATTGAAGGCGGAGAATCTACTACTAATTCTGTTATTTTAGAGGACTCACCGTTCGCTGAACGGGTGTCCCCAATGGATGTGTTTGTTGATGCTGATGCAACAAGTATGGGTGATATGCGTTGGATTGCTCAACGCATTCGCCGTCCTTTGAGTGAAGTTAAATCAGATAAACGCTATAACAAGACAGCCCGTGAGGCTGTGAGCATTATGGCTGTTAGCCGTTATTCGGATGACCCTAGCCGCCGTAAGGTACACGATAAGAATGCTGGTTATGCGGAAATTTGGGAATATTACGATATTGCCAACAAAACGATGTGTGTGTTCGCTGAGGACGGTGAACAGTTTTTGGTTAAACCGATAAAGATGCCGTATTCTTTCGGTCATCCGTTTGTCATGTTACGCAATTATGATGTGCCAGATACTTTCTATCCAATTGGTGAACTTGAGGCTATTGAGCCGCTACAAAAAGAGTTGAACGAAACCCGTACACAGATGATGAATCATCGTAAACGGTTTGCACGCAAATATCTATACAAGGAATCGGCGTTTGACCAGTTAGGTCGTACCGCTTTGGAATCCGAAGAAGATAATGTGATGGTTCCTGTTATTACGGATGAGCCGTTGCCGAATGTGATGATGGCTTTGCCAGCAACGATTACGCCACCAGAGTTTTATAATCAGTCCAATATGATTATTAGTGACATTGACCGTATTTCTGGTGTGTCAGAGTTTATGCGTGGTGCTTCTACCGAGATTCGCCGTACTGCTACTGAGTCGTCCTTGCTGCAGGATGCCGCCAATGCGAGAACGGCTGACAAGTTGGCTACGGTTGAACAGTCTGTGGCACAGGTCGCTAGACGGCTTGTGGCTTTGACACAGCAGTTTATGACTGGTGAGCAGGTTGCCCGCATTACCGCTAAAAACGGTGAGCAGGTTTGGGTTACTTATGACCGTGAATATCTTGAAGGCGATTTTGATTTTGAAGTTGAGGCTGGTTCCACTCAACCGCAAAACGAGTCGTTTCGCCGTCAGATGGCGTTGCAGATGGTTGATGCTATGGCACCGTTTGCAAGTATGGGTGTTATTGATATGCGTAAACTTGCTGCTCATGTGTTGCAGTTTGGTTTTGGTGTGAAATCACCTGAACAGTTTATGGCTGCCCCACAACAGGCTGCGGGTGCGCCTATGGGCGCACCTGAGGGCGCTGGTGCTCCTCAAGGAATGCCGTTACCTCCTCAACCTGAACTTGGTGCAGAGACAATGGGGCAACCTCCAGCCCTCTAGGGAACAGCCTATTCTATTGATGAGAGCAACCATTTTTTACGGACTCTTGGAGAAATATAATGAGCGATGAAATCGCAACACAGGAAAACATGGACCCCAATTTTGGGACAACCGAAGATGTTGGAATGGAAACGCAAGTTTCTGATACGCCATATTTGGAGACAGAAAACTACGCTAATCATGTAGTTAAAGTCAAATTAGATGGTGAGGAACTACAAGTTCCGTTGTCGGAAGCGCTTGCTGGTTATCAACGACAGGCTGATTACACTCGTAAGACGCAGGAGTTGGCAGAGCAACGCAGTCAAATGCAGTATGCTGCCACTATTCAAGCGGCTTTGGAGCGTGACCCTGAGGCGACTATTGACCTACTTGCTAGGCATTATAACATTAGTCGTTCGCAGGCTGCCGCTGTTGCTGATGAGGTTGATGATTTTCAGTCACTTGACCCGCAGGAACAGAAAATGCGTGAACTGGACAAGCGGGTTGCATCTTTTGAAGAGTATCAATCCCAGTTGGAGGTTGAGAAAGAAGTTCAAAGGCTTCAGCAGCGTTACAGCGATTTTGATGTTCCGACTGTTGTTCAAACCGCTTTGCGGCTTGGCACAACCGATTTAGAGGGAACATATAAGCAACTTATGTTTGACAAACTTATGGCACAACAAAACATTCAAAAACAGGCTGAAGCAAAGAAGCAACAAACCGAGAAATCGGTTGTTGATGCTAAGCGTCAGGCTGCTGTTGTTGCTGGTGGGTCTAATCCTGCTAGTACAACTACTGAGTCTGTTGAGGCTATTACCAATATTCGTGATGCTTGGGCTGCTGCTAAACGGCAACTTGGTGCAGAACTATAATTTTCATTACAAACAACTTTAGGAGAAATTAAAATGGCAAATAGCAACTTTGATGCGCTGCTCACTACAACGCTCGCAAATTATCGTGACCAACTTACGGACAACATTTTCACGGCTCGTCCGCTGACTTACATGTTGAACGAAAAGGGTCGCATCCGTATGCTTAATGGTGGTACAAAAATTGTTGAACCACTTGTTTATGCAACAAACGACACAATCGGTTCATACTCAGGTTATGACACGATTTCATTGACACCACAAACTGGTATCTCGGCTGCTGAATATGATTGGAAGCAATATGCTGGCTCAATCTCAATCAGCGGTATTGAGGAAGCCAAGAACAACGGTGAGCAAGAAATCATCAACTTGTTGGAAGCCAAAATCATGCAGGCTGAGGAATCAATGCGTGAAGGTTTCAACACAATGTTCTACGGTGACGGAACTGGTAACAGCGGTAAAGACTGGAACGGCTTGGGTAACCTTGTTGAGTCAGGTAACACTGTTGGTAACATCAACTCATCAACATACAGTTACTGGGCATCATATGAGGAGAACACAAGCACC